TCAATATCGATGTCAACGTTAGCATATGGGTCTCTGAAACGAGAAACGTCAGCAGGAATGTTTTCCTGAGTTGCAGTCTGACCCAAGTTCCAAGTATCAACAACAGAGTTGAACTCAGGACCAATAATATAAGGGAATACAGGAAGACCAGCGTCTGATTCGTCGATAGTTACGAAATAAGCGTAAGTACCAGCAGGATAGTCAGGAGTCTTACAGAAACGACCGTTATAGGGGTCTAGATCGCCTCTCTGGAAGTCATACTCGTAATCATTGATGAAAGTACCAGCAGGGAAGGAACTAAGAGCAGGACCGTCAGTTCTAGAAGGTGTTGGGTTAGTATCAATGTCATATACAACCTCATCCTTCAATTTGTAAGAAGAACGCATTCTTCTAAGTCCACTGTTCTGATCAGTGGGGTCAATATAACCGTAAGGACCGTAAATTGGGTTACCATCAAACGCCCAACCGATAATTGGGGAGTGTGCTTCGTTCTGACCAATCTCTCGGAAGTTCTGTGTCTGAGGATCAAGCACAACGTTGTCACCAACCACATAACGTAGTTCTTTGGGGTCTGAGACGTGTGCATACTCACCACCATACTGGTTATTAAAACCAGTGAACACATAACCACGAGCAATGTCATATTTGCTGTTTAGATCATATTCTAAGTTCTTATTCCATTTGAATACAGTTGCTTCAAAGGTTGCAAGTTGTCCAACTGCTTCCATACGGACAGTTGTCATTCCTTGTGTATATCCAACACCTTTGTTAGTGATTTGAACAGAAATAACCTTACCTTTGTCTTCACCAAGGGTTCCAATGACAGCAGTTGCCTGAGCACCGAATCCATCACCGTTAATGAATACAGTAGGAGCAGTAGTATAGTTCTGACCAGAGTTAATGATAGCAATCGATACAATTCTACCGTTAATAACGATAGGTTGTGCCAAAGCACCTTCACCAGAGTTTAGTTTGATTTCAGGGGTAGAAGTATATCCAGATCCAGCAGAAGTTAGTGCAACACCAGAGATAGGACCACGAACTTGTGCATTGGCAAGAGCACCAGTACCGCCACCACCAGTAATAGAGATAGTAGGTTGAGATGTATAACCAACACCAGCGTTCTCTACAAGAATACGAGTTACACGACCGTTAGTCACAACTGCCTGAGCAGTTGCACCAGATCCACCACCACCAACGATAGAGATCAGAGGTTGTTCAGTATATCCACTACCTTCGTTAGTTACTTCAATAGAGAACAGTGAACCGTTAACAGTAACACTTGCAGATGCACCTGTACCACCGCCACCAGTGATTTGAAGTGCAGGTTTGCTACCAGCATCATAATCTTGTCCATTATTAGTAATGTTGATTGCAGTCAGAGGACCAAAGGTCACAAAGTCTTTTGATTTGTAAGACCATGCAGCAACACCGTTAACCCAAGAACCAACAGGGTTATTAGGTTGAATAGTAGTTCTAGTTGAGACTGTTGAGACAGTTCTAGGGAATCTAAGCAGTTTACGCTGGTTGCCAGGAATTAGAGCAGATCCTTGGAAAGGTCCAATCTTATAGTTGGGCAATCCCGAGGCAGCAACATAAACAAAGTCGTTATTGAAGAACGAGTTCTGGATGTTAGACGTAAAGAGAGATACAACTTCGTTGATAGACGTAACAGTTGACTTACCTCTGTTCAAGTCAACAGACAGAAGGATATTACCCTGAGGAACAATCTGAGTCGGTACAGGGATAGCATATGTAAAGGTAAAGTCATCAAGACGAGATGTTACCTCATATGTTCCGTTATATACAGCGGGGTTAGCACCGTAGATGGTAACCTTGTCTTCAACAAGCAATCCGTGGGGGTTTTCACAAACGACGGTAGCAGTTTGGTTATTTGATCCGCCAGGAGTAATTGTTGTAACCTTGATGAGTTTCTTAACGTTGTACAACCACGATTGAAGGCGTTCATCAGTGTCAGTGCCACCCAAAGCAGCAACATTAAGTTTGTCGCCAGGTAGGTAGTATGAACCAGTGTCTTCAAGAACGGTAGTACCCGCTTCTGCAATACCAAGAACACGAAGTTTAACTTCGTTTGCCAAACCTTTGTTAACCCAGACAAAAATGTCCGAATGAATAGTGGTACCAGGATCCCAGTCCTCAACTACACCGTTTTTAGAACGAGTACACTCAATAAACTGGTTTAGTGACTTCTCTTTGTACTGAACAACCTCAGAATCATCAATAATGATAGTACCGTTCTTTTCTGGCCATCCGATAGTGGAGTCAACGGTAATAATGTTACCATCGATGGTCAAAGGTTCTACAAGAGTCGTTTTATAAGGAATCTTGAATGAACCAGACAGAGTTTCCTCTGAAATTGCTAATTCGTAAATTGTATCAGTGCCTTCGATGATCGAAATAACGTTTTCAATCAGAACTGATGCGTCTTTGATATTTTGGTCAACAGGATCCTCAATTTGGACCAACTGTGCGTTAGGTAGATCAGCAGGATCACCAGAAATCAACTCTGCACGCAAAATGGTGTCAACAACCCATGATGCAGACGATGGTGTGACCAGTTCGTCTCTTGGGTAGTAAACATCAACCTGTTCACCGAACAGAATCTTGAAAAGGTACTGTGCAGCAGTTTTCGTACCTTTTGAGATGTAGAAATCTTTGATCGTCTTGATAACCTGCACAGGATTGACCTGTGAGTAGTCAATATTGATCGTAGGCATGTATTGATCACGGAATTTGTCAAATACACGTCTAATGATCTGAGAATCAAGGTTATGAACGACAGAACCAACAGTATGGTTGGTTTGAGAAAGTTGTTCCTCCTTAGCGTAGACCTGATTGCCAAAATTATCAAATTGGACAACATCAGACACACCACGAGCACAACCACGCAGTGAAGAGGGTTCGTAACCAGAACCAGAAGACCTAATAAGGCAACCAGTCACTTCTCCGAAACCTACATCGCAAGATGCCTGCGCTGCAAGGGGTTCGGCGATATAAACTTTGGGAGGATTAGCAGCAGAGTATCCTTCACCGAAGTTAGTAATGTTAATATCAGTAATTTCACCGTTAAAGATGGTTGCTGCTGCCTGAGCACCAGTACCACCGATTGCTTCACCCAGAGGACCCTTACGATCATCTACAATGTAGACAGAAGGAGCATCTGTATAACCTTTACCACCAGTTAGGAGGTTAATGTTAGTAACACTACCATTTGCAACGGTAACATCAAGAACCTGAGCACCAACAGGTTGTACAACCCTTGCTCTTGGTGCAGTTTGGTAACCACGACCTCTATTAGTGATAGTTACTGCTACAACTTGACCATCAGGTGATACAGTACAAGTTGCTTCTGCATCAATACCGTCTTCTGGGGCAGGATCGATGTAGATAGTAGGAGGATTGCTATAACCAAGACCAAACTGAGTTACACTGATAGATCCAAGAACCAAACGTCCCTCAGAATCAATCGTAGGATTACTACACTCAGCACCACCAGGATTGACAAAGGTGATAGCAGGAATAAAGTCGTAACCAGAACCAGAATTGGTAATCTCAATACCAGAGACTTGTCCTGTGGTGTCATCAACAGTAATCGAAGCAGCAGCACGAGAACCATTGATCAGATCGCTAGGTTCAGTAATACGAACAACAGGTGGATTGTATGAAGTGTAACCCTGACCACCATTGATCAACTGAACGTTCTTAATACCGTTAACCAGTGACCTTGCAGCGGAACCAGAACCTCTTCCAGTAGAAGAGAAGATGGATACCTTAGGTGCAAAGTTTAGTTTGTATCCACTACCACCATTCTTGATAGTGATTGCTTCAATTTCACCATTAGTACCAACACGAGTAACCGCCTCAGCACCAATACCGACAGAAGGTGACACATATTCAATAGAACGAATATGGAATGTGTCTTGACCAGAGATATTAACGAAATACTTAATCTTAGTGTTGTTATCAGTCAGCACATAATCGTCATACGGGCGTTGCAGCACACCGTTACGGTTAATGATAAGACCGATCTCCGCAATAGGAGCATATGGGAGGTTATCGTACTGTACTGCCATCGAATCTTCGCCGATGATAGTATTAACCTCAGGGTAAACCAAGGTCTTGATAACAGAATCCGCAAAACCAATGTAGTAAAGGATCTGAGTTAGTTCTACTTGGTCATTACCAGTTCTGGCACGCGGTGGATCTACAAAAGAGATCTGAGAACCAACGATAGTGTAGTCTTGCTCAGGGATCAACAGTTCTCCGTACACCGTAACAGCAAGGTGTGCAGACGAAACGGGAGATACTGGTGTACCTAAGAATTTAAGATCAAACGTTGTTCTAACACCATCGAACTCAGTCCAAGGTGATTCTAGTGCTTGTCTCTTCTTATTAAACTCTTGAAGTGAAATACCTGGCGTTAGGATAGCGTCAGGACCACGAACTGTTTGACTGTAATATATTACTTCATTATCGATCATCACAGATCCATCCTGAGGGATGAATCCATCAATCTGTTCTACTTCAATAGTGTCAATATTTGCATCAACATCCTTGATCAGAGTTGTACTAGAAGTAAGCAACTTCGGATCGTAGGCATCCAGATCAAGATACCTGAGTAGATTGTTCAGTACGTTATAGGAACGTCCTGTTTTCTCTTGTGACTTGTAATATTCAAAGAGAAATTGTACGAACTGTTGATCGTCTTCCCGAATAAATTCAGGGAGTTGATCAGCAACTCTGTCCGAGATGTTAATTCTGTCTGCAAACATTTATCTTAGAAACAGGAGTCGATATCTGGATACTCGAAAGCATCAATCGGGTAGTTAATCGTATTTATGTTGCCCCCACCATAGTTCCAACCAGCAAAGTTGAAGGGGTCAAATCCAGCAATGTCGCTTGGGTTTGTCACAAAATCAATAGGATAAACTTCGGGGTTGAATAAAGTTGGGTCAACACCAGGTGGGATCGTTAGACCGTCACCAGATGGGAGTACCACAACAGGTACTCTCGTTCTACCATCAGGAGTATCAGCAATATTTAGAGGTCCAACACAGACCTTACCTGTGCCGTAATCAACTGTACCAACTGATTGGTTTAGAATTACTTCTTTTTCGTTCCTGTTAGTTACCATGATCAAGTTACCGAGACCATCGTCTCTGATATTGACTGGTACAAGGGTCGCTGTGGTGGATTCAGCAGAACTGAATACTGCCTCTTCTAAGTCGCTAGTAGCACCACCAGAGGTGTTCAATGAACCTGCTGCTTCACCAGCAGCGATCTGGTCAGCAACCTGCTCTGTATAACCAGTTGCATAGAATGCACCAGTCTTAACAGAGGAGAACTTAGGATTACAAGATCCATCACCATTACCACCAGTTCCACCACCGTTGGGGTCTCCACCACTACCACCTGGCGATCCGCCACCAAAGTCATTTGGATTGGTGATTGGGTTATTGAAGTCAAGACACTGAGTGAACACATTACCAAAGGTGAACTCATCTAGGTTCTGACCAATAGACATCTGAGATGTAGTACCAGCAATAGCATTGTCAGAAGAGTCAATCATAGAATTGAACTTCGACATTTCTAAACGACCACCGAAGCGATCATCTCTATTCTGAGTATTGAACTTATCAATAGATTTAAGAATCTCGGATGCTAGTTCATTAGCAGATCTAGATGTCTTGTTACCATCGAATGATGGGTAAACTTTTGGAGCAAGATAGTAAATCTTAGGATCAACGACAATCGGTTGAATCGATGCCATTGAGTAATCAAGCAGTTGGTTCTGAATACGCTTCTTAGTCGTAGTGTTTAAGTTAACACCAGACTTAGAACGAACTGCAATGAAGACTTTTCCATATTCAGGGGGTGATAGTTTCTCACCACCATAAGCAGTAACTGCTGCTGCCTGAGGATAGATGTCTTTTACAATATGAGCATAATCATTTTCAGTCACTGCTCTGTTCTGTGTCGAGAATGCCCTAGGAGCACGGAATTTGACACTGAGTGCTGATTCCCTTGCCTCACCACTCTGAGACCCGTCTATGGTCGCCAGAGACATCGCTGAGGGCAGGATAGGACGTCCTATGTTATCGATAGCACGACCAATGAAACTGAACTTAGTAGCACCGTTAGCGGCGTCTCCGTCAGTAGCAATATAATCAAGAACAATGAATTCATTATCAATTAGTTTACGTCCTAGAACACCATCACCGAAGATAACCTTATATCTAAGGTCTTCTGTTTCTTCTAAGAAGTAAACACGAGAAGTTGAGTCCAAAGAGGTGACGTTTCTAGAAAGAGAGTATTCGTCAATCTCAGCAGACTGTTCATTTGGTTTTACAGAGACAGTTAACAGTTCTGTATCTACACCGTCAGCAGGAATGATATATTCTTGCTTCTTCGTATCATCAACGATGTAGTTAAAGGAAAGTAAGTTGCCCTGATAAATGATAAGTTTAGAGAAAGTAGCAAGACCAGTGTTTTGATCAACTGCTGCTTGTGTATCTTTCATCACAGCATATGTAAAGGTCTCCTGATTGACCTGAGTTACAAATACATCTCCTTTCTTGATAGTAATGCTATCAGGATATGCAGAACCACCAGGCAGGAGTTGTGCTTGTGCTGTAATTCTTACACACGCCTTAGATGCTTTGATAGATCTAGGTGTGTAGTTTAATTGTTTGGCAATGCGAACGATGTTGTCTCTAACAGTCGCACTTTCCAAGAATGCTTCGTTCATTGACATGTTCGCAATAAACGCAGCGTAGTGCGTGTTATAAGCGAGGATGTCGATTAAGTATGAGGCAGTGGATCCCTCAAAATCATAGTCCGTAAATTCAGGACGAGTCCTGAGATAAGACTTGATCGATTCCTTAATCTCAAAAAAGTCAAGAGAAGTTAATTCTGAGGGTGTAGCTGGCATCTTACGTTCTCTCTAAAAGGAACTCAACGGTTTGCGTTTGTGGTTGACCGACTATTGCAAATTCAATAGCCACGTCAATCGAGTATTCATCTTCTGAGAGGTTCACGTCAACTGCTTCAACCTCTACACGAGGTTCAAGTCTTTCGATAGTATTAGTTATTTCATCTCGGAGATCTTCTGCCGAGAAAATATCAAATGGTTCAAACAATAGTCCTTTGACTCTTGAACCGATATCTGGTTGGTATGGTCTTTCACCAAATGCCGTCAGTAACAGATTCCGAACTGCCTGCTTAATTGCATTTTCGTTTTTAACCGTAGCGAAATCTTCGGTATTAGGGTTTGCTTCAAATGAAACTGCTAAGTCCTTAAAACCACGGGAGAAAAACTTTTCAGATCGGAACCTGTAAGACGCCACTGTGCATATTTAGTCGTTATCAGGATTATTTAGACAGTCAGAAGGAGGATTGTATTTTAGGAACTCCCGAAATGTCATTTTCATCTCTCTTTGACTCATACCACAGTGTTTTGCTGCATTTGGCAAATTCATACTTGCATGGAAGAGTCCAAGATTTGCTTCTTGGACTAATTGAGGCGTTGTATCAACTGCCTTGTCCGCGATAACGCTTTTTCGCTCGATTTGAAGAAGTTGCTGCATATTTTGTGTGTTGTCCTCGTCCTTGGCGAGTCTTTTTGGGTTTGCTTTCAATGTTGCCGTTTGTGGATCCTGTTTTCGCTTTGGTTGCCATGTCTTAGAAGTAACGACATCAGGATGATAGCACAGTTGGACTCCCATACGCAACCACTGATGAACAAGGGTAACTCCACATTCTCATTCCGATACCAAGTGGGTCTAACACACGACCAATGGGCAATTTGGTTACGAACACAGTTAGGCTAGTTGCCATCAAGAACCTAGTGTGTCCTGCACCTGCCATATCCTCGATTGTCAAGGCACTACAAACGATTGATGTTGGAATTGGACATAATGCTTTACCACATGGACACATGTAGATCACAATGTTCACACATGGTGACAAATGAGGTGTAAAGACATCACCCAATGTCATTGTGGGTAACCCATTAGTCAACACCATCGCTTTCATAGGGTTGAGAGCGGTAAGTGGGATCAATGGTGTAGGTGGCCACCAACATGTCCACTCTTTGATCTTAATTGTATAAGGGACAGGTGGAGTTCCACATGCCTGCACAGAGTGAACCGTACTAGGAATGCATATACCATGTCCTGAGCAAGGTAAACCCGTAATTGGTGCTACTGGTAGTAAAAGTCCGAATGCCATTATTGTGGAAATAGATTATCAGTGTCAGTTGAGAAGTCAGATATAGGATTATTTGCAATGTCTCTATCATAGTCGAAGTCTGCATCATAATACTCTTTCCAAGCATCATTGCCACCTGTCTGGAATTCAATATCATCGAGAGAATTGAATAATTGTTTATCTCTCTTCTTCTGTTGTTTCTTCACCAATGAGATATCACCAGGATCGTGAGATGATGTATGAACCTTACGTTGCCTAATAGGTGGATTAGGATTGACGGTTTCTACAAGATCTCCGAATACTCCACCATCACATTCAGTGAAGAATGGATTACCCATTGACTTGACTGCTTGACCGAATGCAATAGATGCACCAGTTGACCAGTTCTTGATATTCATTCTACCAGTATATGATCCCATACGCATACCTAACTGTGACATACGTTGTGGGTCAACTGCAATAGAAACATCATTGACATATTCTAGCGCACAAGCATTACCATTGATACTTCCACCATAGTTTGAGTATATGCTGTAAGCGCAAGGACTAGAACAAGCGTACCCATTGACGAGTGGTCCTACTGTCCAATAACCACCACCTGCGGTTTTTCCTTGGGTTTGGTTATTACCACTACCAGCAACGTAGTAAGCACTGTACACATCTAGCACACCGTTACTATTGTTACTATGTCTGAGGTAAGTATCCCAACACTCATTAGGTGGAACACCATTTTGTAGCGGATCTGCGTTAATCACATAGAAAGTTTCCACAGAATTGTTAACATCTGGCGTACCACCGAACGGAGGCTCGTAATCATCGTCGCCTGGTTCACCATTTCCTGCATTTGGAGGCAAACCAGGTATCGTATAACCGACTTCTTTGGTTGTGCGGTTAAAATTGTTGCCTAACCACAGTGCAAGTTGCTCTGCTTCGGTAAAATTGTTGTGTCCCCAGTCAAAAGTGTTCTCATCGAGTCCAACTGGGACAAAAATAACGTCATTGCCGCCTTGTGGATCCCAATAACAGCGTCCTTCGATGCCTTGGCGACTACATTTCCACATTTTACGCTTATCGTTGCCGTTTGTAACGGGTCTACGGGGCGTTAGAGACGGTCTAGGCAGTCTTTCAAGGAAATTCATGAACTCTGCACCTTGTGGACCCGTCGTTTTTCCCGTAATTGAGATAGAAACGTTAAAATGTGCGTTGTCAGACTCCGATCCACAGTATTTGTAGATGACCCAACCGAAATCGCGACCCTTTTCCTCGTCTTTGAACGGACAAGGGAGGTCTTGGAGGCGAGTTACGTTGTAAAACGTCGGTTGAGGGATAGAAATACACTCATTACCGTTGTTCCAACCGTAAAGACCACTCAATGTCTCTGCTGCTATGTCAGTTTTGATCACACCATCGACCATATCGGGGTATTGGTTCTCCATCATGCCCTTAAAATCGGGTGAACCACCAACCATGCCCCTTACAACCGATGGTGGGAAGAGTGCATTCTTCAAAATGTTAGGAATTCTGATGTCAACACAAGACTGTGGCAAGTTATTACACAGTTTTGTCTTCTCATTGCCATCTACATTGGACATTCTGATATATCCAGTCGGGTAGGAGGCAGTAAACCCTTCCATCATGGTTTCAAACGACCCCATGACACCATCGTCAAGGATGCTGAGACGCCTCTCAGACGCCCCTGAACGCCTTCTAATCTCACCTTTGATACCATCGATAGGTTTGTCGGTTATTTCGGTCCTATCTTCGGCGTCAACCATCTTCTTGAAACGCTTATTGTGCTCTCTACTGTTAGGACCACGGAACTTATAGTCCTCTTCTTCCTTCTGAACGATCCATACACGAGGTCTACGGTTAGGATCAGGGTCATAACCCTCTCCACGGTCCTTAATAAGCACCTCATCAATCGCTCCATCGGGTGTCAGGGAGACAACTTCAATCACCGCTTGCCTAAATTTACCTTTACGACGGTGTTCAGCACTAATAGTTCTTAATTCTTCCTTCTCCAAGAAGATAGTTGCGATCTCTTCCTCCCTTTCATTACGGTCAGTACCACTAATAGTGATCTCATTGTCCCTTTCACTATAAGGAATGATGCTTTCGCGCTCTTTGAAGACCGCTTTCTGCTCTTTTTTCACCCCCTTCATGTTTCTTTTGATCTGTTTGAAGTTATAATTGAACTTCTGACCGTCTGGGTTGTCTAATTTGTTGGTCGGAGAGCGCAATGTGGTGCCTTCCCAACCGTCCATGCCATGCAAAGTCTTCATTGCCATGTCATTTGCGCCCCTTTCAGTCAACTGAGCGGGTTCTTCGATCACAACAGAGGGGTTAATGTACCCTCTACCACCGTTAATGATCTTAACTGCCTTGATTCTGCCGTTCTTATTGACAATACATTCGATTTCTGCACTATCAATCGACTGTTGGTTGACCAATGCGGTCTTATCTATCTCAACTTTGTAGTATGTGATCTTCTTTGGGAACTCATACACACCAAAAAACCCTGCACGGTCCTTAATTCCGAACCCAGCAAGCACAGTAGCGGTCTTTCCGAACTTACCTGGTGCAGTAATATTCATTCCTTCGGTGAATTTTCGTCCTGCTCCGCGCAATTCCATATAACCTGCACGTAATTTGTTACCAAAGTACGCAACTTCGTTAATTTCCCATCCATTTACAGTGTCACCTTCCTTAAAAGGGTCACCTTGGCGGGTTGTGTACCTAAAAAGGATACGTGTTGTCTCAGTATCGACGGTTTTGAACGACTCGTAGATGCCTCCACCACTTGTGTCGGTCAAATCTATACGTGTTTGTGTCGTTTTCCAACTGTCTTCACGAATTTCATAGAAGTGTGAGTGATATGTCTGTGTCAAAAGCGACTCATTACACACACATTCGCCGTCATCGTCTTCATCAACGCCAGGTATGTTCTGATTAGGGCAACAATTCCTATCACTGAGTGAATATTGAATAGAAAAGATTGGACCTTTCCATGGATATGATGTATCGTAGATGTAATAACAGAATTGTGAGTCAAATAGTGTATGGAATTCTAGGTATTTTGGTACTGCTGCTTTTACAGCACCGTTCTTTCCATACAACCACTCAAAATATGCATCAGTATTTGTGTTAGGACAGTAAGAAGGATTACCCCAACCGAAATCTGGATGGTGGTGAACTGATGGTGTACCGTTATAACGGTAATCTCTTATCTGTGCGGCAGTAGGAGACAGTGGACCTGCATCAGCATCGTATTGATACTCATAGTTCTTATGAGTATAGATGCCACTACCGTCAGCATCCCAGTTATACCAACCTGCTCTGGTTGAATACGTTACTGGACTACCATAACCAACAGGACCAATCAGTCCTTGGTCACGAATCTCTTTCCTATTACCTTGTCCTAGGTCTTCATTAAA